AGTCCCCATGCAAACGTCCAGTTCCAGACACACCGTACAAACCCGTGATCAGGTGCTGGTCGCACACGCTGCAAACCAGATCGCACGCACCAGCCTGAGCCAGGACGACTTCGCCCAGGCATTGAGCGGCGAGCTGCACCTGTCGATCCCTGATCGCGCCAAGGAGAAGGTCGTACCTGACTTCAATTCTCCCGAACTGACCGGCGACGTCAGTGAGTTCGTGAAGGCGACCGGCCGTTGGCTCAAGCGTGTACAGCGGTGGCTGAACGGCGATCAAGAAATGCCGTCCTGGCTGGAAGAGTCGTGGGTCAACGCCCTTGAGCCTGAATACCGCGATCACTGCCTTAACGAACTGGCGAGCCGCCACGGCTTGACCGGCGCCCGTCAGATGACCAGCGACCAATGTGCGAATAAAAGCTTCGGTGCGCTAATCCGCGCGCTGGGCGATGTGATCGACACCGGCAGCGAAGTGTTCGACGACCAGGTGATGTGCGAACTGGATCTGCCGCACCTGCCAGCTTTCGCTAAGCAGTGCCGCCAGGTTGAAGCGAAGGCGGGGGAGTTGCGCCGAAAGGCTGAGGCGCTGCTCGCCGGTAAGCCAACACTGAAATCCATTGCCTGAATTCCAGGCACAAAAAAGCCGACGGTCGAGGTCGGCTTTTTCTACAACGCTAAACAACTGGAGCGAATCATGCACCAACACACCGAATCGATCAATGGCCCCAACATTCCCGCGCCACGTTTTTCGCAATTTGAAAACGTGGCGCGCAATTCTGCAGTGATTCCGTTCGACTTCGACGGCGCCGCAATCAGTGTCATCACCGACAAGCTTGGTGATCCGTGGTTTGTCGCGCGCGATGTCGCCGACGCCCTCGGCTACTCCAAGCCTGAGAACGCCATGGCCCGCCACTGCAAGGCGGCGACCACTACCCCGAAACAGGGTGGTGGTTTCATGACCATCATCCCGGAGCGGGACCTGTACCGGCTGGTGATGAAGTCCAAGCTGCCGGCCGCCGAGAAGTTCGAAGAGTGGGTGGTCGGGCAGGTGCTGCCGAGCATCCGCAAGACCGGCACCTTTTCTGCCCAAGGCCCGAACAACACCAAAATCGTCGGAGAGCTGGGCATTCTTGAGCGCTTTGACCGCCTGATGAAGCCAGCCAACTCCAGCAAGATGCTGATGCTGGCCAAGATCGCCGCCAACAAAGGGCTGGATGCCAAGTTCCTCCCGGGCTATGCCGTAGACGCTGCGCCTGATGCCGCTGGCGGCTCTTCCATGCCGACTAAGGCAATCACCGCTCTTATCAAAGAACACGCCATCCCCAGCACGGCCCGAGCTTTCAACCGTGCACTGGAGGCCCACGGCTTCCTCAAGGTCCTCCAGCGCAAAAACTCGAAACAGGAAGTGGTGGATTTCTGGTCCGTGACCGAGAAGGGTATGGCCTACGGTAAAAACCTCACCAGCCCTCAATGCCCCCGCGAGACGCAGCCCCACTGGTACGTGGATCGCTTCCTTGAATTGGCCGCAAAGGTCGGGAAGGCCTGACATGCAATACACCGTCACGATTAACCAGGTGAAGGCGCTGGAGTGGGGGCTGAATTCTCAGCAGGCCTTGCTGTTCGCTTTCGTCTACGGCTGCCCAAGCTGGACCAAGCCAATCAAGACTGATGACGGGATCTTCTTCGCGCTTAGCAAGGCCAAGATCACTGAGGAGCTGCCGCTGCTCACCGACAAGCCAGACACCGCTTACCGCATGCTGAAGGCCCTGGAAGATGCCGGTTTGATTGAGCTTTCCTGTACTTCGAACATCACGCTTTTTCGCCTTACCGAGAAGGCCATCGAGTGGAACCAGAAGCTTGACGGGTCGGAAAAATATCCGACCCCTCCAAAAAACAAAGGTCGGAAAAATATCCGATCTACCTCGGATAAATCTCCGATCAAGGTCGGAAAAAAATCCGAGCAAAGGTCGGATAAATCTCCGACAAATCAGGATACCAATCATCAGGGTACCAATCAGGACACCAATCAGGACTTGCAGGACGCCACCGGCAAGCCGGCTCAGTCCCGCGGTTTGGTGCTGGTGGTTGATCGTACCGATGCTCCACGGGTTGAAATCCCCGCCGACATGCCTGGCCCCAAAGACCAGGCCTGCAAAACCTTCAAGGTCTGGGCGAACTACGCCATGGCTTACCGCAAACGCTACAGCGCCTGGCCGGTGTGGAACGCCAAGGTCGGCGGCCAGCTCGGCCACTTGGTTGACCGCCTCGGCGCCGACGTAGCACACCACGTCGCGGCCCACTTCCTGAAAACCAGTGATGCGGCCGTTCTGCGCAAGTGCCACAGCCTCAACGAACTGCTGGCAAACGCCGAGAGCTACCACACCCAGTGGGTCACCGGGCAGCGCGTCAACGGCACGACTGCCCGCCAGATGGAGCGGACGGAAGCGAACCACTCCGCAGCGGAGCAGGCCGCTCAGATGGTTTTGGCCAAGCGCCAAGCAGGTGACCGCAATGAATACCTTTGAAATGAATGACCAGCAGGTTGCCGGGCTGGCCGCTGCCATCTGCGCAACGGCCGAGGCCATGGGCCAGGAAATGAACCCCGGTACCGCCGCGATGATGGCGGAAGACCTCTGTGCCTACCCAGTGCCTGTCGTCAAAGCCGCGTTGAAGGCGTGCCGCTTCGAAGTGAAGGGGAAGTTGGCAATGGCTGACATCCTGCAGCGCGTCCAGTCCTCCGATGGCCGTCCCGGAAAGGATGAGGCCTGGGCCATCGCGATGACGACCAACGACGAATTTGAAACCGTTGTGCTGACCGACGAGATCCAACTGGCACTTGCTGCTGCGAAACCCATTCTGGATGGCGGCGACAAAATCGGTGCGCGCATGGCGTTCATCGACGCCTACCAGCGGTTCGTGGGCCAGGCCCGCGAGGATGCGAAGCCTGTCAACTGGCACGTATCCGTAGGTTTCGACGCCAATCGCCGTATCCAGGCTGTGACCAAGGCGATGGAATTGAAGCGAATCCCGCGCGAACACGCCCAGAAGTACCTGGCGGATCTGAGTGCCGAGCCAGTCACCGAAGACGGCCGCGCAATTGCTGGCTTGCTCACTGGCACCGTTACACGGCCAGCGCCGGCTCTCCGCGAAAAGCTCGAACTGGTGAAGTCGTCGATGCGGGAGATGCGTGCAGCCAGCGCTGAGAAAAAAGACGAGATGCGCATTCAGGCAGCCAACGAGTTGGCAGATCGCCGGGCGTTGCTGATCAAGCAGGCGCAGGAAGTGGAAGAGAAGAGGGCGGCGCAATGACCGACAAGATCAGCGTCAACTGCCAGGCCAAGCTCACCGAGGCCATCACATGCCTGACCACCATGTACCGGGATAAGAAGTTTGTGGTGGTCTCCCTGCGCCCGGGCAAGGACCGCACCCTCGACCAGAACCGGCTGTGGTTTGGGATGTACAAGCGAATTGCCGAGATGACACAGATCGGTGACACGGCCGACGCCCGCCGGTACTGCAAGCTTCACTTCGGTGTGCAGATTCTGCTGAACGAGGACGCTGGGTTCCAGGCCGAGTGGTACCGGGTGATGCGTCATCTGCCATACGAAACGAAGCTGGCCATGATGGGCGAATGCCATTTGTTCGGCCCAGACGGTTTCCCGGTGACCAGCCTGTTCAACCGCGCCCAGGGCATCGCTTACACCGACCGCATTGCAGCCCGCTTCACGGGCCAAGGTGTGGTTTTCACTGATCTACTCAGCAAGGAGGCTGCATGATCGCCAAGCAACCCAAACCGAAAAAGTGCAAGAACCCCGGATGCGGCATTAGCTTCCAGCCGCAGCGGATGGGGCAGGCCGTATGCAGCCCGAAGTGCGGCCTCGCCATCAAGGATGTGAACCAGGCGAAGGCACGCAAGTCGCTAGCCCAGGTCGAGCGCCGCGAGATCAAGGTCCGTAAGGAAAAGCTCAAGAGCAGGGCGGACCACCTTCACGAAGCCCAGGCCGCGGTTAACGAGTACGTCCGCCTGCGTGACGCCCACCAGCCCTGCATCAGCTGCGACTCCACGCCGAACGACAATGACCTCATGACCGGCAGTCGGTGGGACGCCGGACACTACCGATCCGTCGGCGCCTGCCCGGAGCTGCGCTTCGAGCCGCTGAACATCCATCGCCAGTGCGTGAAGTGCAATCGCAACCTGTCCGGCAATGCGGTGGAGTATCGCATTCGCCTTGTGCAGCGCATCGGCGTCGAAAAGCTGGCCTGGCTGGAGGGCCTGCACGCGCCCAGCAAGTATACCGTGGATGAGATTAAGGCCATTAAGGCCAAGTACCGGGCAATGACCAGAGAACTGAAGAAGGGGCAGGCAGCATGAACTACCACAACGTGATTTCAGCAGTAGTCCGGGCTCTGGCCGCCGAGACCATCAACAGTTCCGGCGGATGCAGCGTTGAGCCTAGGGTGCAGGCCAGCAAGCTCAAGGGCGAGATATCCGGGAAGGATGCTGCGCTGCTGGCTGACTGCATCGTGCACAAGCTTCTGCATGCCCAGCTTTCTCCGAGGCACTGGAACGCCCTGGTGGCCAAGTACAGCACCCACCGTGGGCGAAAGATCGATTCCATCGGCAGGCTGGTCGCCGTGGTAAAGACCCCAGCACCGCAGCGCTTCACGCAGCAGGCTGTCTTGGTTTGGGCGGTACCGCAGCAGGTGAGGGGCATTCGACGAGCGGCACCCCAGATCAGGGCGCCGAAGCACCGCGAGAACAAGGAAGAGGGCCAGTGGGATTGGCGCAACGCGGCTGCAGACGCTGACATTGCCCGCGCCAACAAGCATGCCCGCGCCGTAGCAGAGGAAAAGCCCGGGGAGATGATTGTCCTGGCCGAGTCGAACTACGACATGACGAATTGGGATGCACAGGGGCTGACAGAGCGCACTTACCAGCGCTGGAACAAGGCGATCAAGGTGGGCTTGGAGTCGCTTGTCAACGAGGCTCTGGTCGAGGCGCAGCACATGCTTGAAGCAGTCGGTGTGCTCGGAAATGAGGCTGCATGAAATAGTCCCTCGAAAGGGCTTGCAATGTCATGTCGTCATGTCGCATTATTCACCCATCCTGTCGTTCCTGCGTGTGTAGGACTTACAAAAAAGAACCTGGCCATCGCGCCGGGTTTTTTATTGCCTGAGTTTCACTTGTGGCCAGGACAGCCCTCGGGAAGTCCCGGACACTGATAAGCCGGTAATGCAGCCCTACGGAACAACATTGACGTCCCGAACGTCATCTATCAGTTTTAGGCGCTCTATAGCGCGTCTGCATCCATAGTTAGCTGCTTTTTGAAGATAGCGGATC